CACAGTATCCCTATCGAATGGCTGATGTAGAGCTGATCAAAGATCTAGCTACCAATCTAATCATGGCCCTTGACAAGCATTCCTCACCGAATGACATTGTTGAGGGCTTTGAAGATGCATTGGATAGCTACGAAGAGTTGATCCAACGTTTCCACACACAGAAATGACTCCTAAAGAGCGCATCACTGAATACTTTGCTGACACTTTGTGTGAAGCAGAGGAAGCGATCAAGCTTGGTGAACTGACACCCGATGAAGTTGTCACTTGTTTTGCTGAAGCATTAAATGATTGGCACTCGTACTTCCAGAACTCCGCTGACATTTACGAAAAGCTGATCAATGCTGTTATCTCCCGATACAGAAACAAGTAACTTCGTTGCACATGAACCTTGTCCTAGTTGTGGTAGTCGAGACAATCTTGCTCGTTACGACGACGGCCATAGCTGGTGCTTTGGGTGTGGCTATCGCGAGCCTGGTGAATTCAACATCGTCAAATCGTCAAAACCACGAATGACATTTCCCATTAAGGGAACACCTGAACCACTACCTAAACGTGGCCTCAGTGAAGAGACTTGCCGTAAGTATCGAGTCCATCGAGAAGGCAATCAACTCTACTTCCATTACTTCTCAAAGGATGGAACATGCACTGGTGCCAAGGTAAAAACCCCTGACAAACAATTCCGATGGGATGGATCAAACCCTGATGGACAACTCTTTGGACAGCAGCTCTTCCCAAGTTCTGGGAAACGAGTTGTTATCACCGAAGGAGAACTTGATGCACTTTCGTGTTATCAAGCTTACTCGGGGAATTGGCCGATGGTATCAATACCGGATGGTGCCAATTCGGCCAAGCGTGCGATTCAAAGGCAGCTTGAGTGGCTCCAGGGTTATGAGGAGATTGTCCTCTTCTTTGATAATGACGCTCCAGGCCGTCAGGCTGCGAAGGATGCGGCAGGGGTATTACCACCAGGCAAGGTTAAGATCGCTCACTTGTCAGATTTCAAGGATGCTTCCGATGCACTCCAGGCTGGCAAGGCACAAGCGATTAAAGAAGCAATCTGGAATGCTTCCGCATACCGCCCAGACGGCATTGTCGAAGCGAAGAGCCTTCTAGAACAGATCCTTAAACCTAATGATGATGGACTCCACGAGTATCCGTTCAAAGGTTTACAGGACAAGCTTCACGGCATTAGAGCGGGCGAACTGGTGACCGTGACCGCTGGATCAGGTACAGGGAAGAGTTCTTTTTGTAGAGAACTTGCCACACACTTACTCAACAAGGGTGAGCGTGTTGGCTACCTGGCTCTTGAGGAATCCAACCGTCGTACAGCTCTCGGATTAATGTCCGTAGCTGAAGGTAAGCCCTACCACATTGGTGAACACTCACGCACTGAATTATCTGATGTCTACTCCAGAACCCTTGGACATTGGCCACTTTATCTTTTTGATGGCTTCGGTAGTTTTGATCCCGATGTTATTTATAACCGTGTGGAGTATCTTGCCCAAGGTCTTGACGTAAAGATCGTCTTCCTTGATCACCTCAGCATCCTGCTGAGTGGTCTTGATGGAGATGAACGCCGCGTTATTGACCAAACAATGACCAAGCTTCGCTCCCTTGTGGAACGCACTGGTATCTCGTTATTTCTTGTCTCTCACTTGCGCCGACCTAGTGGCGACCAGAGTCACGAAGAAGGAGCGCGTGTAAGCCTTGGTTCATTACGAGGTTCACACAGCATTGCACAACTAAGTGATGCCGTTATTGCCCTTGAACGGAATCAACAAACCAACTCCAAAACAACTGTACGAGTACTCAAAAATCGCTACAGCGGAGAAGTTGGCCCTTGTTGTGACCTTATTTATGACCTTAACACTTGCCGTTTTATCGAGCATGAACCTGAACAAGAGTTCGACCCAACAACGGATTTCTAACTACGAATCGCTGCTAAAGCGACCCAATCCTCCTTCACCAGAAATGGTGCAACGGGCACAACCCTACCGGGCAGACACACTGCAGCAATTAGAGGCAGTGATTAAGTACCCCGCCAACAACATCGATGGATGACACTGAAACACTCATCATTTGCACAAAGGAAGAACTCCTGGCCATGCATAAACGAGGTGAGATTGAAGGTGAAGGTTTTGTAATTACTACTGAAGCATTGTTTGAAGTGCTTGCTGAGTACTACGGAGTCAACCCACACTGGAGCCCTAACGATGTCTACTGAAGAGTTCAAGATTCGGAACCTTCGTGGTGCTGTTTGTGAGTATCTCGATGATGGCAATGTCGAAGACTTGCTTAATGATCTTCGGCGGATTCTGGACGAAGAAGAGTGTGCATTTACAAAAAAAGCGGTGTTCTATATGGAACTTCGCCACAAGCTGTTCAAATGAACCTCCTCTTCGACATCGAGACTGACGGCCTGTACGACAACCTTACCACCATCCACTGTGTTGCTATCAAAGACCTTGGTAACAATGAAGTTTATGTCTTCAACGATGAAGGCACTCAAGAACCTATCGCTCGTGCCATCACGATGCTGGAGGGTGCTGAGACAATCATTGGCCAGAATGTAATCAACTACGACATCCCGGTCATTCAGAAGTTCTACCCGTGGTTTACACCACCAAGAACCATTGACACTCTTATTCTTAGCCGTTTGTATCATCCTGATCTGCTTAAGATTGATCAGACTAGGAAGTGGAACCACATGCCGCTTCAACTCTACGGACGACATTCCTTAGAAGCATACGGTTATAGATTGGGTGAGTACAAGGGTGGCTTTGCTAAGCAAACGGACTGGAAGAACTGGTCCCAAGACATGGAGGATTATTGCGTACAGGACTTACAAGTCACACACAAACTATGGAAGCACTTCCACAAATACCTGACTGGATCTTACTAGAACATCAGGTAGCAGAAATCCTCACCAAACAACAGTTGCATGGATGGTACTTCGACGAACGATCCGCTCATGAGTTGGAATCAGAACTACGATCTGCATTTGACTCGCTGCAAGGATCTCTTCGACAGCGGCACCCTTTCGTTGCGGGAGGCGAGTTTACTCCTCGTCGTTCTAACAAGACCAAGGGATATATACCTGGATGCGCTTTTACGCGCCTCAAGGATCTTAGCCCAACCTCGCGAGATCACATCGCGTGGATCATGCAGGAGTTCTATGGATGGGAACCAACCCAGTTCACAGAATCTGGAAAAGCAACTATTGACGAAGTAGTTCTAAAGGACATAGGTACTCCAATTGCACTTGAATTCTTTCAGTGTTTGGAACTGACCAAGCAGCTTGGCATGTTGTCAGACGGCAACAACGCCTGGCTAAAGCTTGTCAGAAAGGGCCGAATCCATCACCACTGCTCCGTCGCAACTAACACCCATAGATGTGCCCATAGAAACCCAAATCTGGCCCAAGTCCCATCAGATGAACGATTCAGACGACTCTTCACTGCAACTCCAGGACTATGCATGGTTGGGGCCGATCTTAGCGGCATCGAGTTGCGGATGTTCGCGCATTACCTTAGTAGGTATGACGGTGGCCGCTATGGTGAGATCTTGCTTAATGGCGACATCCACCAAGTTAATGCCGACAAGATTGGCATTAGTCGTAAGCTCGTCAAAACCGTTACCTATGCTTTTCTTTATGGGGCTGGGAACGAGAAGATCGGCCTTTCATACGACCCTCAGCTTCCTACCGATAAGGCAAAGAAAAAGGGGGCAGAGATACGGCAAGCGTATCTTGATGCAATTGAAGGTCTTAGCGATCTTGTTGAGGCCGTCAAGAAAAAGGTTCAATCAGTTGGCCACATCAATTCAATTGATGGACGGCGTATCGCTGTTGATGGACCCCATAAAGCTTTGAACTATCTCCTGCAATCAGGAGCTGGTGTCATTGCAAAGCGGTGGATGGTCATCGCTAACGATCAAATTAAACAACTAAATACAGAAGCACATCAACTGGCATTTGTTCATGATGAGCTTCAGTTTGAATGTAACCCCGCTCATGCGGACACACTAATGTTTAACCTTGAACTCTCTGCAGCTCAAGCTGGGGAATACTACGGTCTGCGAATTCCAATCGCAGCAGAAGCCGGAACCGGAAGTACGTGGGCTGACACTCACTGATTTACTGGGTGAACCTGCCTTTGAGAAATCAGATCAAGTACGGAAAGGTACAGAGCTTGAACGACGAGTCTTCGCTCTTCTATTAAATCACCGTTACCAAGTCAGAATCCCTACAGGAATATCGACATGGGACTTAGAAATAGTCTTGCCAGATCGAATAGCTCGTGTACAGGTCAAGGCAGGCTACTGGAATAGTACTGGTAATTGGACTCATTACTTGGCAAAGAGTGCTTGTAACAATGGTAAGCGGGCAAATCGTCCGTATTTAAGGTCTGATTTTGATTATCTCGGTTTTGACGGGCCAGATGGAGACTTATATCTGGTGCCAACTTCTCAACTACATACAAGTCAGAGAAAAGACAGCATAGGCTTACCTATCTCCTCCACCAATCTACATCTACGCTACTCAGAATACAAGGTACATGCCCCCAACTAAATCCAAAACAAACCTAGCCAAGAAACAATTTGAATCACGAGCCAAGTTCAAGCACACTCGTCAAGGAAACGGAACCCGCTCGTTACCCAAAGGCACCAAGAAACTACGTCGAGGCCAAGGAAAATGAGAAATGACTTCTCAACGTGGGTGACAGTAACCCTCGATTGCAAGAACGGTGACCTACCTGACTACCCATCAGTGAACAAGTACACCTTTGAGTTTGACGCTACAGACATGACTATCCAAGGATATGTCGAACAATTCCGAACCATCTTGCGTGCAAGTGGCTTTGCTGAACAATCCATCACGGAGGCATTGGGAGAGTTTTGACTTTACTCATTGACGCTGACTTCCTTGCCTACAAAACATGTGCTGCTTGTGAAGATGAGATCGACTTCAACGATGACGTAATCGTTGTCACGAGTCGCTTCTCCGAAGTGCTGGAGATGTTCCAGAAGGAGCTGATGTCCATTGCTGAATGCATGGGGCAGTTCGATGACTTTATCCTGTTCTTCAGTAGCCCAAAGAATTTCAGGAAAAAAATTTTCCCGGATTACAAGGGTCATCGAAATAGGAAGAAGCCATGCGGGTATAAGCGCCTGCTCAATTGGTGTGGTGATAACTACGTCACCATGGTGGTTGACAACCTTGAGGCTGATGATGCTCTGGGTATCTACGCCACTGATCCGATTGAATCAGAGAACGAACTGATTATCTGCTCACCCGATAAGGACATGAGACAGATACCAGGGCTGCTGTTTGATCTTAAAAATCCTGTGATTGAAATCACCAAGGAAGAAGGGGATCGCTGGCATCTGATTCAAACCATGAGCGGTGACCAGACCGATGGTTATGCAGGTGCTCCTGGGATTGGCATCAAACGTGCTGATGCACTACTGGATAAACACGGCTGCTGTTGGGAAACAGTAGTTCAAACCTTTGAAGAACGAGGGATGACTGAAGATGATGCTCTTCTTAATGCACGTCTCGCGCGGATTCTCCAGTACACCGACTACAACTTCGATACCGATGAGCCAATCCTTTGGACCCCCACCTCCCGTTCTGGAGATGACAATGGAGCAACAGTTCAAGATGAGACGGCTGCAGGATCTGCTGCCTGAAGCAAGAAAGGAGGACATCATTACTGTCTTCCTTGCCTTGCAACATCAGAACTTTGTTCTTAGTAATACAGTATCTAACTTAGTAAAACAATGGCCGTTACCAACGGACCTTCGTACTACAAGCGAGGGTCAATAGAGGTTTGGGATTTTATTCGTGACCAACAACTCGACTACCACCTGGGCTGTGCAATCAAATACATCTGCCGAGCTGGACACAAAGACGATGCAATCGCAGACCTTACCAAAGCAATCCACTACCTTGAAAACGAACGTGAGTTTCTACGAAACAGCAGCGCACGAATTTCGGAGAGCGTACGAGCTGCCGCTCGGTCTGACGATTTCCTCTTTGAAGCTTCAGCAGAATTTGATCGAGAGGAACACCTAGAGGTAGCACATGCTTACCTAGATCTGCTTGAAGACATCACGAACAAACGAGCACGTGAGCACCTGCTGAAGGAGCTTGCTGATCTGGTGTATGTATGTCATCAGATGGCTGCAGCATTTGGTTGGGATTTGCAGACCGCATTCAACCGTGTGCATGCGAGCAACATGAGCAAGCTCGGAGAAGACGGCAAGCCCATACGTCGTGAGGACGGAAAAATCCTCAAAGGGCCTAACTACTTTGAACCTTCTCTCATTGATCTTGTCTGATACTACTGTGGAAAAAGAATTCATCGCACGTACTGGCCG